CATCGCCCCGCTGCTCCTGGCCGACCGGTGCACCGGGATCGACGCCGAGCTCGGCTCGATGAGCACCGGCACCATCTGGACCGAGACCGACGTCACCGAGGACGCCTGGTACCTGCACGAGGGGCGGATGCCGGCCGGCGTCATGATCGAGGCCGGCCAGGCCGACCTGATGCTCATCTCGTGGCTGGGGGCGGACTTCGAGAACCGAGGGGAGCGCATCTATCGCCTCCTCGGCTGCGACCTCACCTACCACGGGGGGCTGCCCGCGCCGGGGGATACGCTCTGAGGCGCCACCTCCTCCTTCGGCCAGATCGCGGCGATCTCCTTCGCCCCGGACGCGTAGAGCTGCCGGAACTGAATTTGTCCCTGAGACGCGATGACGCCGCCGCCATCGATGTACGCGATCGCGTCGAGGAGCTCGCGGGCCGTGCCCTTGTCTACCTCGTTCGTGACCGTGACTGACGTGTTACCGACGCCCGGCCCGATGAACCGCGACGCGAGGTCGATCTGATTCGCGAGGACGTCGTCGTAGACCGCCTTGAGCGTCTGCCCGGAGTAGGTCAGCGGATCCGACGTGAGCGAGCTCCCGGTCCCCTTCACTTGCGGGATCGGCTGCTCGAGCTCGCGGTTCGCGCTCAGGCATTTGACGACGACCTTCGACTGAAAGTCCTCGTGATCGTCGACGAGCGCCCGGTCGAGGAGTAGCCAGTCGGAGCGGTCGAGGTCCGGGTGACCCATGTAGAGCTCGAACTCGATCCCGTCGATGTCGGTCGTCGAGAGGAGGTCGGAGATGAAATCGCGGTAGTCCCGGACGCCGTCCCGGATGATCTCGATGTCGTACTCCATGATCTCGCCGCGCAGTCTGATCGGGTCGATCGCCATCGCACCCCGCGGGATCACGGTGGCGAGATCGTCGAGGTCCGTCCGGTCGAGCTCGCGCACCTCGAAGCGGGAGAGGATCGGCGTCGTACCAGTTCCCGGCGTGAAGATGAACTGAACCTCATAGGTCTGACGCTTCCCTACGCCGGCGAGGTCGTCCGTCGTATCGCCGTCTTCGAAGGTCACCCACGCGGTATCGGCGTCGTTGCGTACCTGAGCGACGAGCGAGCTCCCGGACGGCTCCTGAAAGAGGACGGAAAACTCGACCGTGCCCGTCGGCGTTGCGGCGAGCGTCGGTGGGCTCCCCGTATCGAAGGTCAGGGTCGCCGCCGCGTACGACGACTGAACGACCTTGATGTTGGGCACGGCTCCCGCGCTCCCGATCGTCGCCGTCCCAGTGATCGGGTCGATCGAGATGGACCGGCCGGTCAGGACGTGGCCGTTCTCGGTGTAGGACGCCGACGTGTTGTCGCTCCTCCAACCGCAGTTCCCGGCCGGCGATCCGTCGGACTGGATCCCGTAGATCGTGACGTAGACCTGCGACCGATAGGAAGCGGGTCGTACGTTCGCACCAGTGAAGTCGAAGGTCACCCGGGCGACGGATCCGCCGGCGGTCGTCACGACGTTGCTCGAGATCGGCACGAGTCGCTGCCCGGGGTCGAGCTCCGTGTTGTCCGGTTCGGCCTGGACGTAGAGCCTACAGACCCACTCGGCTACCTCCTGGCTTCCGCCAAATGCCGGGTCCAGCTCTGCTTCGATCGAGTCGAGCACGAAGTCGGGCGACGGCTGGATCACGCCTCCTACGTCGAAGACGATCCCGGCGCAGAAGAGGTTCGGCACGAGCGTCTCGCTCGACGGGAACGGTCCCTGAATCGCCGACGCCTGATTGTCCGCCGTCTGATCGAGGAGGTCGGTCTGCCCGCCGCTCAGGCGAACCGTCCCGTCCTCGCGGATGTCGAAGCCGGCCGTCGAGTCCGCGTCGTTCCAATCGTCCTCGGTCGAGAGCTCCGCGGACTGCTCGGTCACGACCGACTGAACGATCACGTGAGCTCGCTGATCGCCTCGCCGGATCCGTTTCCGAAGAGCTTCGGTGAATCCCGCCCTCACTTGAAGAAACCTCGAAACGCTTCGAGCCGATGGTTGCCGCGAGCCAGGATCGCGACCACGTTCTCCTGATCGCCGGCGAGATCGAACCGAGGCAGCGCGACCTTCCGGGTCGGCGGGATCGCGTCGGTAGACGTGACGCGGTACACCTTGCCGCCGTTCACGCTGACCTCGTAGGTAAGGAAGCCGCCGGTCGAAACCCGGGCGACCTCTTCCTTGATGTCTCGAGGAGCGACCACGGGAGCGGTCGACGCCGCCGTGATGATCCGCCCGTCCTGCTGAAAGACCGCGCCGCCGACGTACTTCCTCGCACCGTCCTCCCAGCCCTTGGCGAGCGCGAAAAACTCGCCGCTCGTCGAGAGCGTCGGAGCCGCGCCCTCGCCGGGTCGGTCGAGCGTGACCGCCTTCGTGTAGAGAGAGAGCGGCCCCGCCGACGCGCCTCTAATCCCGGAGAGCCGATACGTCTCGGCCGGCTTCGTTACGACCGAAGCTGCCGTCGAGAGCTCCGTTGACGGTAGCGGCTGGTGAATGAACCGGCTCGCCTCCGCGCCGACATACGCGGGATAGAACCCGATGCCGACCGTCGTCGAGGAGGTACGCTCGAGACGCACCTCGAGACGCGGCGTGCCCGTATAGCCGGAGAGGTCGGCCGAGAGCCAGTAGCGCCACCAGCCGTTGCCGAGGTTCTCCGAGCCAGACTCCCGCCAGCCGCTATTGCCGGAGCTCACGCGCTGCGTCTCGCCGGTCAGGAAGTTGAGCCGGAGCCGATACGTGAAGCCGCTCCCGCCCTGGTCGACGAGGCTGAACGATCCCTCCTGCCCGAGCGCCTGATTGAAGTTTCGCCCGATCATCTGAATCCCGCAGAACGAGCTCGCGCTGATGAGCTGGTAGAATCCGCGGTTGGTCTGCCCGTCCGTCTTGACGATCGGGAAGAGGTCCGAGAACCCGGAGAACGGCGACGGGAGAGCGGGCGACGTCGTCGACACCTCGCAGCCGACGAGCGTCCAGCTCGTGGTCGACCCGGGATTGTTCGTCTCTCCGACGAGCTGAGTGACCTCGTCCTCGAGTACAAACACGAGGTTCTTCCGGTCCTCGCCCAGCCTCGGGATCCCGTCGTAGCGGCCCCAGCGCGGGAAGCCGCTCGACACTACGGCGTACTGTTCGAGCCCGTAGCGGACCCAGGCGGATCCCGCTCGGGAGAACTCCCCGGCCGTACCCTGAGAAACTCGCCCGCCCTGGAAGAACGGGTGGCCCTGTTTCTCCATCACCTTGCCGCCGATCGCGGCGACTACCTCGTCTGGGCGGATCATAGCGGGAGCGGCTCGTGTTCGCGGTAGGGTAGAGAGAGCGAGCGGAACGGGTAGCCAGGCTCTGTCGGCTTGGGGAACGCGACCGGCGGGATCCTAACGCAGAGCGACTCCTCGGCGCGTCCCCGTCGCGGCACGTACCAGCTGATCTGGCCGCTCTCGTAGGCGATTAGGTGCGATCGTGCGCTCATGTACTCGCCGAAGCTCTCGAGGCGATAGAGAGCCGAGCCCTGACGGACGACCGCGACTCGGCCGCTACCGCGCCAGCCGGACGGCGTCACGCTCTCGCCGTAGCTGACCTGCGCCGAGTCCCAGTCGGACGGAGCGAGCGCCGGGTTCGACGGAGCGAACGCGAGTCCGACGGCGAGGTTGCGGATAATCGGAGCGAACCCGGTCGACGGCGGGATCCGAAGCCGGTAGTAGCGCCATACGGTGACCGGGAACTCTCGGAGGAGAGCGCCCTCGTATGTGCGGACGCCGCAGACGCAGGTCGACGGCCCGGGTAGAGGAGCGTCCGAGACGTCAGTCGAGCGCCAGAGCTCGGTCCAGGATGCTGCGGTAGAGTCCCGCCCCTCGAGGTAGAAACCGCCGGTATGACTCGTCGAGTCGAGATTGTGCCCGCGGTCGATGACGGCGAGGTTCGCCGGGAGCGGCGACCCGCAATCGACCTGAACCCAGTGAGTACTGTTCTCGGTAGCCGGCCTCCAGGCGTCGATCGCGCTCCGACGCGCGGTCCCGACCCGGTACGCTTCGCCGCCGACCGGGGAGGACGACGCCGAAACGACGTGCGTCGAGAACTGTACCTCATCGAAGAGGTTCTTGATCAGCCACAGGCTCCGGGCCGCGTCTCTACTCATCCGGTCATCACCGCCGCTCGCATTGGAATCCGAACCTCCTTGCCTCGCGCCTCGTCCCGGTCGATCTGATACCGGATCTGGTCGACCGCCTTGCCGGTATCGGCGGCGACGAGCGTCACGTTGATCGCCGTCGACCCGCCGCTCATCATCGACGCCGTCTCCTCGCGGCCGGTTACGTTGGCCGGGCCGCGTACGAGCTCAGGACCGCGCTCGCCGACGATCCCGAACTGACCCGCCCGGATCCGACCGCCGGAGTCGAAGAACCCGCCGAACACCGACTTGAAGCCGCCGAGGAACCCGCCAGCGCCTCCGGTCAGGAGGTTGAAGATCCCGAGCGCCGACGCCTGAAGCGCCATACGACCGAGGTCCGCGATCACCCGGTTGGCGAGCCGAGAGAACGAGAGCCCGCTCTGAACCGCGGCGTCGACGAACGTGTCCCTGAACGTCCGACCCTGAGCGACGATCTCGCTCATCGCGCTGGCCGTCGGTTCGATCGCGTCTGGGATCTCGCCGATGCGGATCTTCGCCATAGCGGCGTCGGCCGCGAGCTCTCTGAACGGAACCGTGAGCGCCATAGCGGCCGAGCCGCCGCCGCCGGCCCCGGAGCTCGCGGCGGTCGCTACGTTCCGAACCGCCTCGGCCGTTGAGTTGAGCTCGCGTCGCGTCTCCGCCATCGCCTCGTTGACGGCCACCCCGTAGTCGAGGATGGAGTCGACCGCGGTAACCGTGGCGGTCGATACCGTGACCTGGAAGTCGTTCCAGGTATCCTTGAGGATGTTGACCGCTTCCCGGGGATTCTCGAAGAGCGTGACGATGGCGGCCGCTAGACCTCCGAGTCCCTCGCCGAACTCCTTGATAGTCGCCCCGACGAGCTTGACCGTATCCCAGACGGCGTTGAACGCCGATACCGCGACCTGAGCCCACGCCTTCACCGACACGCCGCTCGTCGTGAGCTTGTCGGTCATCTCGCCGATCTGGCCGACGAACGCGCGAACCTTCGGGATGATGACCTCGAACGCCGGGAGGAGCGCGGTCGCGATACGCTCCTTCACGTTCTGGATCTCGGCTCCGAGAGCCCGGGCCTGATTCGCCGCCGAGTCTTGCGTCCGGGCGAGGTCGCCGATCGCTACGCCGGCACGTTCCTTCACGAGCGCGAGCGTCGCCGTCGCCTTTTCCTGCTGAGTGAGCTCGGCCGCGACGGTCTTCGAGGACATCGCGAGCGCCCTCTGCTGCACGTCCGCCTCGCGGATGACGATCCCGAGACGCTTCATCTGCTCCCGCTCCCCGGTCAGCGCCGCCTGTACCGCGAGCGACGTCTCCGCGATCGGGATGTTGTTGAAGCTCGAGAGGTCGCCCGCGACCCGGACGATCTCCTCGGCGAACGCCGCCGACTGGCTCTGAGCGAACCCCATCCCCTGAGCGATTGACCCAGTCGTGGCCACGATGTCCCTCGCCGCCTGCTCCGATAGTCCGGCCATCGTCGCGAAGTCGTCGATGAACGCCTGGGCCGCGTCCGACGAGTTGCCGAAGACGGTCAGAAACTTGCTCTCCGTCTCCGCGACCGCCGCGCCGAGCTCGAACGCTCTCTTGGCGAGGAGCCCGAACCCGGCCGCGCCGGCGAGCGCAGTGACCGCGCCGCGTACGGAGAAGATTGCCTTCCCGAAACGGTCGATGCGGCTCCGGATCCCCTGAACCGATTTACCGAACCGGCCGAGTCCCTTCACCGCCGCCTTCGTGTTCGCGACGACCTTGATCGCGAGTCTAGCGAGCGTCGTCGTAGCCATCAGAGCACCAGTCCTTTCGAGAGGTCACGCGCCAAGGAGACGCGAAAGTCGGAGACGATCGCCGACTCGCCCGCGATCATCGCCGGTACCATGAACGGAGACGCCGGCATCTTCCACGTACCCGTTTCGTGAAGCGTGAGGTACCAGCCGGGTCCGGTCGGTCCGACGGCATACTCGACGTTGCTCGGCGAGGACGCGTCGCGGTCGAGCCCAGCCGCGATGAACTGATACGCATGCGTCGGACCGATCCCCCGGGGAGCGAGCGCCTTCATGAACTCGACGAGAGTCTCCGACCCACGGTCGACCGCGCTCTCGAGGTACTTCCCCTGCAGGCGGTCCGGGAGGATCGCGAGCTTCCTTTGAAGCTCCTCGACGCCCTCGAATACCGCGCTGAACTCCGAGTCTCTCGCCACTATTTCCCTCGCTTCGCCTTCGACATCAGGCGGTTGAGTCCGGCCTTCTCCTGCTCCCGGTGAGAGATGAAATTCAGCCGGCGGAACTCCTCCCGCCAAACCTCGAACTCCCATTGGTCCAACTCGCCTACCTCGGCGAGCGTTTTCCCGAGCTGCTGTGCGACCCAGAGCCGAACGCGTCCCCCGGGGAGACGCGCAATCAGCCGTTTCCCGAGTCCTCGTCTCCTTCCTTTTCGAGTCCGTTGATCTCGAGGACCGCGTCCTGAATCCGCTTGAAGACCTGCATCGGCCATTCGTCGAGCTCCTTCGGCGTCACGTCCCGGAGCTTCCCGTCTTTCGAGGAAGCCGAGATCATGTGCGCCGTCAGCACCATCGGGTTCGGGTCGTCCCCGTGCTCGGCGACCATCTGCTCGAGCTCCTTCACCTTCAGCGCCCGAAGCACGTACTCCTCGCCGTCCACATCGACGGTCGTCTTCTTGACTGCAAACCGGCTCTTCATGTGCCCCTACCTCCTGCGGTGATGGTTACGTCGAGGTGCTCCGCGTGAGCTCCCCGGCGGAAACGAGCGACAGCGTGAAGACGCTCCGCTCTCCCCAGTCGCCTTCGGCGGGTCCAAACGACTCGACGAGGCAGGTCCCGGCATACTGAGGGTTCGTGTTGCTAACGCCGGCGGTCGACGACGGCCTCCACTTGATCGTCCCGGTCGAGCTACCGACGAGAGCGAAGAGCTTCGCGTCGACGGCGGTCGAAAACTCGGCGTTCATCTGAACCTGAACGGCCCAGTTCTTGACTCCTCCCTTGTTGATCTGCGTCAGGTCGCCGTAGGCTCCAAACTCCACGGCGTTCGCTTCGTAGTCCCAGGCCAGGGAGAACGCTTTCTGGTCTAGGTCGAGCCCGTCGAGCTCGATGTACGGCTTCAGGTACGGTCCGAACATGGTAGGTCACCTCACTCCGAATGATGAATGGTCCACTGCTGTAGCACGCGGAAGGTCCGAGACTCTTCCTCGTACCAGTCCTGCTCCGTGTTCAGTAAGGTGCCCCTGATGCGGGGAGCCACGGATCCCCCGCTCCAGCCCTGTAGTGCTTCTCTCACCGCGTCGGCGAGCGCGAGCGACTCCGCGACCGACTCCGCGTATGCGTCGATCTGTACGGTAGCCGCAAGGTGCCCGTACGTCTCCGACCCGAAGGTCGGCCAACGCCGAGCGGCGACTCGGTAGATGGCGAGCGCCGGCATCGTCTCGTTCTGCTTCAGCGTCCTCATCGGCCGGATCCTGGGCTCGTCCGCCCCGGTCGACCCGACGAGGTTCGTGATCGCCGGGATCGTCGAGAGGTAGGAGTAGAGCCCGGCGTAGATCGTCGTGGTCGCCATCAGAACGTCCTCGACATCCGAAGTCGAACCCAGCGCCGGCGACCGTCCTCGCGTACCGCGTCCTCGAGGTCCCACGGCTCGGAGCTCGTCGACGGCCAGAGGACCCGGAACTTCCCGGACCCGCCGGCTTCGGTGAGCTCGTTCGTCTGCGAGTTGAACCGCACTCGGAGCTCGCGCTCCGTCGCGTTGAGCTCGCGCTCCTCCCGGAACCTCTCGCTCCCCGGGTTGACGACAAATTCGGCGTAGGCTCGAGTATGCCGCGCCCACGTATCGACCGGAGCTCCGAGCGTACTGTTCGCGACCGTCCGGACCTGAATCGTTACGAGCTCGCTGAGCCGCCCAACCTTCGAAGGCATCAGATCATCGCCCCCGGCGCTCGGTGCTTATCGAGAATCGCCTGAGCCGAGAGCGGGATCTTCGTCGCGATCGTGCCGAGGACGACAGCCTCGCGGTTCTCAAACCAGTGACCGACGAGGAGCAGGACGGCCGATCGAGCCCACGGCGGAACCGGCACCGCGGCGGTCCCGTTCGAGTAGCCGACCCAATAGTCGATCTCGACGGCGTCGGCGTTCCGGAGCTGCCGGGTCGGCCACTCTCGGTTCGCCTTCAGGGTCAGCTTCGGGTAGCCGCCCTCACGGTTCGCGGAAACGATGTAGTGACTCGACCCGAAGACCTCGTGGGTCGACGCGCCGCGCGGCCAATAACGGACCTCGATCCTCGTCTCGCCCGACGAGAGGAGCGTCGTCGAGAGGAGCGGCGTACCGTAGAGCTCGAGAGCCGGAGCCCGGGGGAACCGATCGAACGTCTGCCGAACCTGCTGCTTGACGAGCCGTCGCCCCAGGTAATTCTCCGTGTAGTCGCCGGCCGCTTCGACCAGCGCCTCGATGACCCCCGTCTCCTCGGTCGAGAGGACGCGCAGATGTGCTCGCGCGTCGGTCGTCTCGACGGCGGCGCGGATCGGGTCGACGAGGACGTCCAGCCGGTTCGGCATTACCTCCACGCCTCTCGAGATGTAGTCCCACCACGCCATCCGGTCCTCCCGGTTAGAAGTTGTCGATCACCCAGTCGAGGGTCTGCTTCGCTCCGATCGCCCGCTCCTTCGTCAGCTTCGCGTGCTCGATCGCCTTGGTGGCCTCGCCGATCGTACGGCCGTGAAGGTCCCGCTTGTAGGTCAGCTTCGTGAAGAGCTCGTCATCGCCCCAGCCGTAGAGGACCCGACTCTTGACGAGGTCCGAAACCTCCGGAATCGTCACCTTGATGCCGAGCCCGACGGCGACGCCGACCCAGTACTCGACGCCCGGGCGCTGGGTCTGATATTCCTCCTCGGTCGCCATGTCGATTCCCCAAATCCCGATCTCCTTCGGCCCTCGCTCCGGCTCGGCGACTCTCATCGCGCAAGCGTAGGCGAGCATGTAACCGACGGTGTTCGTGAAGTACATGTGGGGGAACGTCTTCCGGATCATCTCGAGCGGATACCGGACCGAGCTCGGCACCGCGGGGTGAACCTCCTGCATGAAGATCGGCTTGTTGTGATTCGCCGCGAGAAAGCGATGGTAGTCCGCTCGCTGACGCTCCTGAGCCGGCTTCGGCGTCTCTCCGTCGAGTCGCTCGCAGAGGCGGTCGTAGGGGTGGATCTCGAACCATGCATTCCAGCGGGGGATCCCCGTATACATCCGCGAGAGCGACCAGACGTCCCAGGACGGATCGTCGAAGGGTGCCGTCTCCCAACCGTGCGCGGAACCGACGATGAGGATCCGCTGCGGAAGGTCCGCGTTCTCGGCCGGCGGCGGCGATACCTTCGGCTGCCGGGGAGTAGACGCCGAGCTCTCGATCACGACCTCTCGCTCGGCTCCCGGTCGGGGTGCCTCCGAGGAGTCGTCGTCGTGTAGCTCCAGTCTCGGCCCCGCCGTCGAAGGCTGAGGCGAGTCTCCGTCCATGATCGTGTCCTTACGCGTCTTCTTGTCGTCGTCGCTCATGATGTGCCCCATCGTAGAGGAGCCCCACGGGGGGACAGGTCCGTCGACCCGCCCCCCGGGAGCTCAGGTGAGAGTTAGGTGGTCGCTCGGATACACCGGAACGCCTTCTGAGCGGGAGTCGTCGACGGCTGTACCGCACGGCCGTCGCACCGCATGTAGCCCTGGAGCGCGAACACGCCCTCATCGGCGTACCGCTCGGTGAGCCGGAGCATGAACATGCCCCGGACATCCCGGACCATGTAGTAGTTGAACGCTCCGAAGAGCACCGGCTGAGTCGTCGACCCGGCGGTCGCGAAGCTCCCCAGGTCCTGATTGATGTAGACCGGGTAGCCCAGAAGCATGTCCGGAGAGCCGGCGGTCAGGCGCGGCTCCCAGAGGTACATGCCGCGATCGGCAGCGGCCGTGCTCTCTCGGATCTTCCGGAGAACCTTCCGCGTGTCGTCGTTGAACATCCAGCCCGCTCCCGGCAGACTCCGGTACGCCGGGTCAACCGACGCCTCGAGGTCGTGAAGGAAGTCGAAGCTGACCGGGATTCCCGAGATCGTGGCCGACCCGGAGGTCGCCGCGATGATTCCCGCCGGGCCGGTCGAGCCGACGGTCATGTCGGTGTTCATTTTCCGACCGAACCGGATCCGCATCGCGTCCCGGACGATCGATTCGATGCCGATCGCGTCGTCCTGCTCGAGCTCGAAGCTGATCTTGATCGGACCGCTCCGGTACATGTGTGCCCCGAGCGTCACCGACCCGAACGGTACGCCGGTCGAGTTGGTCGACTTGACCGCCTCGCCGACGAGCTTCGCGCCGTTCCCCGTATCGTCCGAGCGGGGCCAGGGCAGGTCGCGCCCGGTCGCCGTCTCGAAGACCCGGCCGGCCTGACGGATCCCTCCGTACTGCTTCAGCGCGGTGATGAGCTCGGCACGGAAGTCCTCGGGAACGAGGTAGCCGCCAGCGGCCGGAGTACCGACGACCTGCTTCGCCAGAGCTCGCGTCTCGGTCAGCGTCTCGCGCTGTTCGCGCGTCAGCCGAGACATCTCCCCGGTGCCGGTCCGCATCGCGGTCCAGAACGCGTCGCGGTACCGCTCCTCATACTGCTCGGGATCGAGGTCGCGCCGACCCGCCCGCTCGAGAACATCCTGCGTGATCTCGCGCTCTTCGGCCCGCGACTCGAGCCGAGCGAGATCCTCCTCGATCTTCCGAGCTCGCGCGTCGAGCCGGTCGCACTCGTCCATCTTGCGATCGAACTCGACCTGCTCCTCGGAAGAGAGGTCGCGACCTTCGGCGGTCGCGTCGTCGTAGAGCTGCCTGGCCTGCGTGAAGAGCTTCGCCCGCTTCGCCAGGAGCTCATTCGCCTTACCAAGAGACATACGTCCCTCCGTTCGTTGAATGATCTAGTACTGCCCCTGACAGCCGCTTCGGACGAGAACGCTGGCCTCGGAACCCGGAGCCCTCCGCGCTGGGGAGGTCGCTGCCTGCCCTATCCTACCCCACGTGCGGACGACGGTCCAGCTTCAGCCCTCCAGATCGACGAGGTCGACGGCATCGTGTTTCTCTACCGAACGGACGAGCGTCTCGCCGATAATCTGGTCGCGCATTCCGTATCGGAGTCCGTCTCCGGGCGAGAGCATGACGAGGTGCCGCGGCTCGATCACGGTGCCCGGGTTCAGCGAGCTCGCGTAGTGAAGCGACCGCTCGAGCTTCGCCTTCGCCGCTTTGACGCCCGGGCTCATGAAGACCTCGGTCGGACCCGTCATCCCGAGCTCCGTCTCTTCGATGGATCGGAGCATCCGGTAGAGTCCTTCACGCTCGACGCTCCCGAGTTGATCGGTCCCGCGCATCCGCCGATCGAGCGTGACGTGCTTCTCGATGACCGACGCACCCATAGCCCGGGCAATCGCCGGCGCGAGGACGCCGACCGAGTGATCGGAAAAGCCGACGGCGACCTCGCCGGTCATCTGCCACGTCTTCGCGTGAAGAGCGGGGATTACCTGCAGGTCCCACGCTTCCGGCGGACATGGATAGATCGACCGGCAGTGCATGACGACGAGCGGCCGGACCGAGCGAAGTATCGCGAGCGCGTCGGCGAGATCCTGCTCGGTGGCCATCCCGGTCGAGATGATGACCGAAACCTTCGACGGTAGATCCGCGGCGGCGATCGCGTCGAGGAGCGGGATGTTCGTCAGGTCCCGACTCGCGACCTTCAGGAAATTGAGGTGCGGGATCTCCGCGAGACTGCGACGGACGAGATCCGGGTGGCAAACCGTCAGCCCGAAGTCGAGCCCGACACCGCGCGTGTACTTCGAGAGCTCCGCGAGCTCGGCCATCGAGAACTCGAGCGCCATCCGGTGCGACCCGTAGTCCGGCCCGAAGCTGTTCCGGCCTTCGTACTTCGCCGCCATCATCGCCCGGGATCCCTCTTCGGAGAGCTTCCGCTTCGTGAACTTCACGGCGTTCGCGGCAAGGAGCGGGAGCTCCTCCCCCGTCGTCATAGGAGCCGGACGCGGATCCGCCGCCATCTGAATGAGCTCCTTCGCGATCCCGAGCGACCCGTTGTGATTCTGCCCGATCTCCGCGATCACATACGCCATACTTCGTCCTCTCGGAGCTCACGGATTTGACCGGTCCTCGCCCAGCGCTCGAGGAGCGGCTCCCGGCTCATCCGCGGATAGACGTTCGAGAACGCCCACCGAAACTTCGCCTCAATGAGATCGAGCGCCCGGAGGGTCCTGCGCGGATCCGCCTCGTGGACGAGATACTCCATGAACCGATCCCTCGAGTAGCCGCCCCGATTGACCTCCGGGAGCGTGATCGGCTCGCCGAGATGGTCGGCCGTAAACGCCGCGAACTGACTCCTCAGATCCTCTTGCTGCAGGAGGACGAGGTTCGGCGGCACCGTACCGGACTGCGAGGTCACCCACCAGAGGTAGGTACCGGCAAATCCCCGGTAGAGGTTCTGCGGGTTCTCGATCATCGTCGACGGGTGGATCTGGAGGTTGTACCAGCGATGGAAGTCGCAACGCGGATCCTCGAGCCACCCGTGAATCGACGGATACGCGCTGGCCGCGAGATCGTGCTCGTGACGCCCGCCGCGCTGGTAGCGGTCGTGCCAGAAGAGGTACTGGCTCACCTGCTGAGCGTACGGGTTCCGAACGACGGCGACGACGGCCTTCCAGCTCTTCGCCGGCCGGCCGAGGAGCCGCTCGACGTCGCGTAGCGGGATGTGCCCGATCGGAAACGGGTTCTCCTTCGTCGGCTTCCGGTCGGCTTCTGGCGAGCCGAGTAGCGCCGGCATCTGTCCCTTCATCCCGGGGACGTTGTCCCAGAGCGCCTTTTTGACCGCGGTTCCTCCGGTCTTCGGGATATGAATGAAGACGAACCCGTCCTGCGTGTAGCAGCCCATCAGTCGCTCCCCTCCTCCCGCGACGCGCGGATCTTCGTCCCGCTGATCTCCTCGATGACCGCCGGCGGCTTGTGCTCGACGATCCCGTAGCCGACGCCGCGCCCGTACTCGACGGACAGAACGTTCCGGATGACGCCGACGCGAACCATGTCGCCGAGGTGAGCGTACTCGTCTCGGATCTCCCTCGCGATCTCTCCCGCGTCTCGCTCCTCCGTCGTATCGCGGACCAAGACCTGAACCGGGTCGCCGCGCTGGAGCGCCTTCGCGAAGAGCCAGCGGTGCCCATCGTGAAACGTCTGGTACCTCCCGATGAACGTAGCGCGAGGACGCTTGTAGTGCTCGTGAACGAGCCGCCGCACTTCCGCGAGGTCCGGGTCGATCGCGTCCGGGTCCTCCGGCTCTTCGTAGCCCTCATACCAGTACTCGCGCCGGACGCCGTAATGCTTCTGCATGTAGAGTTCGAGCGCGTTCACCTTCCGCTTGAGCTCGTCGCGCTGATCCGCGAACGGCTGCTGAAGCGATACGGCGACCCTGTGCCCGAGCCCATGAAGGTATAGCGCGATCGCGTGAGCACGCCCGACGTTGACCATCCGGCCTGCGCGGTCATACCCAGGGTTCGACAGCGCCCGGAGCTCGTCCCCGTCGACCACGAAGTCGACGACGTCCGCCTCCTGTAGCTTCCGCGCCAGGGTCGTCTTCCCGCAGCCGGCCTGTCCCGTCAGCATGATGATCATCGGCCGGCCTCCGTCTTGGCCGCGAGACTCCTAAACGCCTGATCCTGAATCGCCGCGAGGAGTCCGCCGAGCTCGATCGACGCCTCGTGTTCGGTCCCCTCGGTTACGCCCTGGATCCAGTCCGAGAGCATTACGCCGACGCCGGCGACGAGCTCCGACCCGGTCGCCCTGACGACCGTATGCACCGTGAATCCTCCTTCCTCTTCGTTCTCCTCGACCTTGAGCCGAACGATCTCCTTGGCGTCGATCGCCTCGAAACCGCCGGCCCCGGGTCCAATTGCTTCCGTCGTCATCGTGCCCCCTGCTTTTGAGAGTCGTCGGTCGCGGGTCGGTCGAGCCCGACTCTCTTCAAGCTCGATTCCCAAAGGTGCTCGAACGCCCAGTATAGACCGACCTTCATCACGAAGTCGCCGGCCGAGATCGCGAGCGCGAGCCGTAGATCCCATGTGACGCCGAACGCGATCAGCCCGGTGACGAGCATCGCAAGGACGCGGTACGTCACGGCCTTGAACAAGAACGTCATTGCGCGGTCGTTCATCCGAAAAACTCCGAGTCATGACACGCCCGGTCGTCGATGTAGCGATGAGCGAACGGCTTCGGATGAAGCTCGTGGAACCGTACCTGCCAGCGAGCGAGCTGGCGTCGGGTCATCTGGAGGATCTCGGCGCGGACGGCGAGGAGCTCCGACTGACCGCGAGCCGTAGCGATGATGATGTGATGCCCGCGAGCGTAGAGCTCGTTCACGCGCTCGATCCGGTCCTCGATCGGTTCGGCGTTGACGTAGTCCTGTCCCTCGGTTCGGCAGAGCGTACCGTCGAGATCGAAGCAGAACCTCATGGGCGCAGCCCCCAGAGCCGCTGGTGAATCGGCCAGAGCATACGAGCGGCTCGGAGGTCTTCATGGTCGTCGACGTCGAGCGCCCGGAGTGGATGGACTTCGACGCAATTGACGGGAGCCTCCCAGAAGCCGCGCCGGATGAACCGCTCGAGCGACGCCACGTAGACGGTCCCGTTCACGTAGAGGTCAGGGTCGCGGATCGCCTGACGCGGGTTCTTCGCGTTCTCTCGAAAGCCGACGCCGCCGCCGGGGAGCGCCTCAAGTACCTGATGCTCTCGAAACGACGCGCGGCTCGCGCCGACGACCGTCGTACCAGTGTCAGCGTAGAGCTGTATGGCCCGCGCGATGTCGTCGTCCGATCGGAGCGGCTGAGTGACGAAGAGCCGGACGATCGTGTCGAACGGAGCGAAGACGTGCGGGAACAGCGCGATCGCGTCCCGGGTCTTCGCCTCCGGGAGCTCGTCGTCTCCGACCTCTCGGTCGATAAGCATCGTCTCGTGCCCGAGCTCGCGAGCGTGCTCCTCGTGCTCCTCGGCGTCCGTAACGAGGACGACGTGATCGCACGTCCGCTTCCCCTGCTTGAGCGCAATCTCGATCAGGCTCTCGTAACCGAGCCGCTGCATGTTCTTCCCGGGCAGACCTTTCGATCCGCGCCGGGTCGGTACTACCGCGATTGTCTTCACGGGTGCCCCTCCGTGATTGGTGATCGTTACCGAGTCGTCTCCCAGCCGGCGCGCTCGGCGAGGCGGATGCGGTTCGCTCGCATCCGGGTAGCCAGATCCTCTTCTGCCTCCCGCTCGGCGTCCTCGAGCTCGCGCATCTCTGCCCTCGCCGCGTCTCGCGCCTCGAGCGCCGCCTCGACGTCCCGCTCGCCCAGGTCGGTATTCGGGTTCGCCGGAATCGCCACGGGAGACACCTCGAGGATGTCAGCGCCGAGGATCGTCCGCAGGTCCGGCAGCCCGCCTTCCCGGTCGATCTCCCACGCCTGCTTTCGGACCCGGAACCCGACGCTCATCTTGTCGACGAGCCCGGTCCGGATCGCTTCCGCCTCCTGAACCCGCGAGGACGGAAGTGGGAACTCGACGGCGAGCCCTTTCTCGTCCTTCGAGAGCTGAAGCGTCCCGTTCTTCGTCCGAGCCAGTGGGATCCCAGAGTCGTGCGACCAGAACGCGAAGACGTCCGTCTCCTGAATGTCGTCGCGGACCGCCGCCGGGTCGAACTGCTCCTGGAAGTCCATGACCTCATACGGATCGTCGAACGTCAGCGCGTGGCCCCGGACGACGAACTCGCCGCCGTCCTCCTCCTCGGCCTGCCTGACCTCGAGATCACGGACCACGAGGGTCCTCTTCTCCATCCCCATACTTTCCTCCTTTCCGCTACGCGGGTCGAATGACGCAGTCACAGCCCTTGTGAAACGGCGGGTGACCGACTCGTTTCTTGAACTTCAGCGGGAGCGCCTTCCCGGGCGCGGCGAGCTCGTCGCCGGCGTTGAAGAACGACCCCGCTATGTCGACGGTCCTCCCGTCGATGGCTCGGCAGTAGGGGCAGGAGTCGCCGACCGTCCGGGCGACCATCGCCGCGACGCCCATCGCTCCCCACGCCCACTTCGAGATCCCCTGATTCAGCTCGTTGATATGACGCTCGGCGATCCGGTCGGCGCGAGTCGTCTCGACACCTTCGCCCTTCCAGCGCTCGAGTACCTCGGAGACGCGATCCTCCGGCTCCCCGCGGTCGATTTTCGCCTCGATCTGCTTTCGGCCGCTCGCGGCGATTCCGGCGATCGCCCTCTCCGTGTATTCGCGGATCCAGCGGGCGACGTCGTCGTCCTCCGGCTCGACTCCCGGAGCGATCTCGACCGCCTCGCGTACCGCCGGCCCGAAGACCGCCATCCCGTAGGAGCGGAAACCCGGGCCGAGGACGGTGTCCGCGAAGTCCGGGAACCGCTCGAAGTAATACCGGCCGAGCTCCTGACGGAACGCGTCGCGATCAATGACCTCTCCCTCGAGCCGCTTCGCGACGAGCTTGCCGACCTCTCGTAGCTCGCCGCGCACGAGCCGCTCCGCTCGGTCCTGGAAGTCTGGGAGGAACGCGTCGCGCAGATCGAGTCGCTCCTCGAAGGACCGCCGCTCGACCGCGGACCGAACGCGGATCCCCGGAGCGCCACCGCCCGCTTCGTCGTCTCCCCCGGGCGGCGTAGGATCGGCGTCGTCGCCGCCGCTCATCGTGTTCCGAAGCACATCGGCTACCATCGAGAGCGGGATGTACTGCTGCTGAACGAACGGCTCGTCACCGCCGGCGATCGGGTTCTCTCCCTCCTCTCCGCGGATCTCGTTCGGCGTGATCGAGGCGGCGTTGAACCGGGCCTGGTAGTAGGCGGTCCGCGCCGCAACGTCGCCGCGTAGGAGCTCGCGCAGGTCGAACTCGACGGAGAGCCGAGCCCCGATCTCGTCCGGCCGGAAGAGCTGCGAAAGGATCGACTGCTTCCAGCGCGTCAGCCACGGGAGGAGCGTGTCCTGAAAATACTCGAGGTTCTGCGCGTCGATGTTCGCCCACTTCGCGTCGGCCATATCGCCGATCTTATGCGGGGGAATGTTGAACCATCGAGCGATCTCGCGGACCGTGAACTTCCGGCTCTCGATGAACTGCGTATCCTCGGCGTTCATCGTGATCGGGTTGAACTTCATGCCCTCCTCGAGTACCGCGACCCGGTGCGCGTTCGAGCTTCCGCCGTAGAGCATTTCCCAGCGCCGGCGTAGCGCGTCCTTCGCTTCCGGGGAGAGCGCGTTAGGGTGCTCGAGCGTACCGCCCGGCGTCCCTCCGTTCGAGAAGAACCGCGAGCCGTAGTCCTCCTGACCGAGCGCCGCGCCGATCGTTTCCCTCGCGTACTTGATGACCGACCAGCCGCGTAGCGCGTCGCCGCCGACTCCCTTGACGCGCAGGACGCGCTCCCAGGAGAGAACGGTGCCTTTCTCGCCCGACGCGGTGGGGAGCAGGATCACGGCCGGAACCTTCGAGCCGCGAGGACCGACCGAGAGGAGCTCGATCTCGTACATATCCGGGTCGAGGAGATGAAGCGACTCGAGCTCGCCGAGCCGGCCCCGGGTCCGCTGAACGTCCGCGACCATGTTACCCCGGAGGAGGAGGTGCGTCATCGCGTCCTCCTTGAAGCTCGCCGCGATCACGCCCGGAGCCGCCTGCACGTTGAGCAGGTACCCGAGCGGGTGCTCCGTCACCGGGTCCTTGGTCCGGCCGTCGGCCCTGTACTGAACGATCCTGACCGGGAGAGAGCCCACGCTCCCAGCAATCGTATTGACGGCCGCGTAGACCGCGCTGACCTGCTTCGCCGTCGTCGCGTTGACGATCGCCCCGGCCGCAGAGCGGGATCCCCCGCCGAGCACCTCGAGGATCGAGTATCCGTCCGAGAGTGGAACGTTTGGGTTCTCGAGCGTGACGCCCGCTCGCCTATCGGTCAGAAAAGAGATCACCGGGCACTCCTATCGTCAGGGTCCTCAGAAGCTCGAGCGCGTTCCAGTGAGACGAGCTCCGACAGCTTCCATGCGTAGAGCATCGCGAGTGCCCCGCCGAGTACCATGCTCAGCCGATAGTCTACCAGACCGACGCCGATCAAGAAAGAAAGAGCGCCGAGCGTAAAGACCGAGTTGGCGAGTGTTTTCACAGTAGGGTCAGCTCCTGTTCTTCGTAGATGGAACGCTTCGGCGGCTCGGTCGTCATCGCCTGCCCGGTCGCCATGATCTTCGCGACGACGCCGTCGATCTTGTCCCCGCTCTTCGATTTGTCCGGCTTGATGTTCCCGGCCGGATCCGTCTTGGCCGCGACGTTGCCGATCATCCACGTCATGACCTCGTCGTCCTCCGGGTGGACGTAGCCGCCCGAGACGATCCTCCGCTCGAACTCTTTCGACGGCGAGGACATCGTCGCGTACCCCTGACGCATCATCACGACCGGGATCCCGTCGTTCTCGAGCTCGACGGCGAGCTGCGTCGCGTTCCACGGGTCGATCGCGAGAGCCGTGATGTTGTAGAGATCCGCGAGCTCGTGGATGGTCCGCCGGATGAACGCGTAGTCGGTCACGTTGCCCGGAGTCGTCTCGATCAGGCCCTTCCGGACCCAGACGTCATAGGGTACGCGGTCCTCCTCCGAGCGCTGCCGAACCGTATCCTCGGGAACCCAGTAGACGCCGAACCCGGGCCACGGCTCGTCTTCGTCCTCTCGCGGAAATACGAGCTGAAGGGTCGTCAGGTCCTTCGTACTCGAGAGATCGAGCGCCGCGACGCAGCTCTGACCGGCGAGTCCCTTCCGCGAAACGATGCCGAGGCACTCGCTCCTCCAGACGTCGACGGAGAGCCAGCGAACCGACTGCTCGGTCCACATGTTCAGATGAAGTCGCTTGAACGTGTTCTCCGAAGCCGGGACACGCTTTGCGTAGTCGCATTTGCGCCGGAGGTAGTCGATCGGCACCGAGACGCCGAGGTTCGGGTTGGCCTTCGCCCACGTCTCCGGGTCGGTCCAGTCGTCGCCGTCCTCGGCCTCGAAGATGAGCGGGAGGAAAGACGGGTCGTTGAACTCGCCGCTCGCGACCTTCGTCGCGTAGTCGTAGAGCTCCCAGCAGATCGAATGCTCGTCCTGAACGCCGGCCGTCGTGATACCGAGAACGACTGGCTGAGCCCGGGCGACGGTCGACGTATCGAGGACGTCCCAGAGGTTCCGATCCGGCTGCGTATGGAGCTCGTCGAAGATGACGCCGCTCGAGTCGTGCCCGTGCTGCCGGTGAGCGTCTGCCGAGAGGACCCGGTAGAGCGACGCCGTCTCCTCGAAGAGAATGTTCCTCTGCGTGAACTTCAGCCTCCGCTCGAGCCGCGGCTCTTTCTTCGCCATGAGCTCTGCGACCCGATGAACGATCTGGGCCTGACCCGTATCCGCCGCGGCCGAGTAGACCTCCGCGCCCATCTCGCCGTCGCCCATCAGGAGGTACAAGCCGATCGCCGCCGCGAGCGTACTCTTGCCGTTCTTCCGAGGCACGAAGAGGAACGCCGTCCGGTACTGCCTCCATCTCGTCACCGGATCGACCCATCCGAAGAGCGTACCGACGAACCAGATCTGCCAGGGCTCGAGCTCGAGCGGCTGGCCGGCCCAGCGCCCTTTCGGGTGACGGCACCAGCGCTGGATGAACTCGAGCGCGTCGTTCGCGAGCCGCTCGTCGAAGACGTAGGTCCGTCCCTCGATCTCCCGCTCCTCTCCGTCGTCCGGAAGAGCCCAGCGCGTAGAGATCGCTTCGGTCACGTCAGCTCGCCTTCAGATCGGGTTTGCCGGCCTTCGCTTTCTTCCCGAAGAGCCGCGCCTCGAGATCGGCGTCGTCGGACGACTCGGCTCGCTCCGGGATCCGGAGAGACGCTCTGGAGGACGGTACAAACCCGACCTCGTTGTAGAACATCCGGAGCTTTTCGGCCGCTTGGGTCGCCTCGGTAGCCGCCGCGGTCCTGGTCGATACGCCGCTCCGATCGTTGATCTGCTCGAAACCGTCGGCGATCAGAGCCCGGCTCGCTTCCCGGAACCGCCACCAGTACATCGAAGCCGCCTCGAGAGCGAACGCGTCGCATGCTTTTCCGATCCCCATCTTCGTGAGGTACTCGCGAGCCTCGGCCCAGAACTCCTTCGCCTCGTCCGGGAGGTAGTCCGGCGGCTCTCCGATCTC